AGGCACTACATTTACTGCCGCAAGAAGCGGGACAGATATAGTATTTGCTGATACTGGTACCGTGACTGGTACATCAATTAGCAATCCCGCACGAGAGTTCTATGCAGTTCGTGCATATGACTACGAATTTCAAGTAAATGAAGAGAGACGAGAGATACAATTAATTAACAAAGGGTATCTAGCCAGTATTAAAGATCAACTTGAGACTATATTAAAAGATGGATAAGGGCAAACAAGCAGGTTACTATACTCTCAAATCATTTAAGGTAAAGCCTCTGATAGAAGAGAATCTTAATACAGATTCGAGTAATAGTAGTCTCGTTGAATATGTAGAACTCGCTAAGACAATAGCTAACTGGGGTATCAGTGAGTCAATGAACTCACCATTCATCTCAGGCTTTGCTGTTATTAATGAATCTACTAATATGCTCGAAGATGTTCCGTTGATTGGGGAAGAAGAAATAGAACTAACCTATACAGATTTCTATGGTGAAAGCGCCACGCACAAATTTTTTCTATATGCCATCGAAGATATCGGTCCCGCATCATCCACAAATGATAGAATGATGAAGTACACAGTAAGATTCTGTTCAGTATCAAAGCTACAAGGCGATCAAAGATCAATAAGAAAGTCATATAATAACACAAAGATAAGCGATATTGCAAGAGATATCTATGATACCTTTATAGTAACAGATAATAAAGACTATGATAAAGAGATTGATATAGAAGAAACAGACGGAGAACAGAGTCTAGTTATACCAAATCTAAGAAGCGATGCCGCAATGCAGTTTTTATCTAGAAGAGCCTACTCTAGTAAGAATAAAACATCTTTATATAGATTCTTTGAGACAAGAGAGAAGTATTATTTCTGTACGCCTGAGTACCTGGTCGAAAAATATGGTGATATTGACGCTAAAAACGATGCCGAAATAAACCCGCTTTATTTTATCTACAACACGGTGGAAGACAACACAGGCGCCGGTCAGAAGATTGCCCAACAGTCTGTAAACGACTTCAGTTACGGCACAAAGGTCGACACGTTTCGTGATATGAAAGAGGGAATGTATCGCAGGACCATAACGGAACTCGATCCGACAACGAGGACCCGTATCCAGAGAGACTATGATTATTCCTCTGAGGTCAACGACAAAGAGTTTCCTTCGAAGGTCAAGCTAACACATACACAATCATTCCTTGATAAGTACATGGCAGCCTCTACACAGCCTGAGTCTTATTTGCTTACAGACTTTCCACAGATTGGGCAGAGCCAAGGGCAACAGGATATGCGAAAGCCTTATCAGCACTTCTATGAGAACTATACTTCGAAGCCTGTTGTGAACTATCACTTTGGTGTTAACTCTATCTCTATGGAGATTAATGGGCGTATTGATTTGTATCCGGGCAGGGTGATTAACCTTGAATTGATTAAGTTTAGTACTACGATATCTGGTACACGAGAGATTGATAAAGAGAGATCAGGTAAATACATTGTTACTGATATAGTGAATGCCTTTAATGAAGACCGCTTTAAGCAACAGATAATGATTACCAAGGGCGGCTTAACATAATGTCTGGTGATCTAATAGGAATTTTGCTAATCATATCAATAGCTTACACACTATACTTGAAATATGAGGATAAAGAATGAGTGGTGGATTTAACAATATGTTGCATTTCGTAGGAGTTGTAGAAGATTCCTATGATAAGACTAATGCTGGGCGAGTAAGAGTAAGAGCGTTTGGTATACATCCGCCTCGTATTAGTAAAGATGTGGAAGATAGTGTTCCAACAAAAGACTTGCCTTGGGCAACCGTATTAGACGGTTCTTATGGTGTTGCGCCAGTAATTCCCAGCGTAGGTGATTGGGTGTTTGGATTCTTTATTGATGGGCGAGAAGCACAACAGCCTATGATCATTGGAAGATTGCCGGGTATGCATCTTAACGTACCAGGGCAGTCTGGTGAAGCAGGTGAAGATGGTTATCTGCCACCAGAGGCTATCAAGAACTATGGTAAGCCAGAACTTCATCGTTATATAGGTGGTGAAGATATACTCAAAGGACAGACACTACTACAGAAGTCGTCTCAAGAGTCTTTTGTACCACAAGCCTTATCTGAAGAAACATTTGACGAGCCACCGATTGCTATGCCCGAGAATAACTTTAATAATAGAGTGTTCTCTAGTAAGACAGGTAATAACTTTATTGTAATGGGTGATGGTGATGAGAGCGAGAGTTCTGATTACATTTTGATGTCCCACAGTTCGGGCTCCGTGTTTCAGATTGATCCGAACGGCACCGTCTTTATTAAGTCCTTTGGTGATCAGTATAACACAACTGAAGGCGTTATGTCAACCCTTGTGAAAGGTTCTTCTCATACAAACGTACAAGAAGATTGGTCACTCAAGGTAGAAACTGGTAGTGGTAAGGTCTATATTAATGGTGACCTAGACATAGAGTGTGAGAACTTTAACGTCACAGCAAGAGCAAATATGAATCTTCATGCTGGGGTAAAAACGAATGTTAGTGCAAATGGCATCTCTGTACTTGCCTCAGGAGATGATATTAACGTAGGCGCAGTTGGAAATATCAAGATAAAAGCCGGTACTGAGGAGACAAAGGGTGGTTTCTATGTACAATCACTACATGGAGATATGCACTTAGACTCGTATAAAGCCAATATATTCAGTGAGACATACACTAAGATTAGTAGTAAGGGCACTCCTGCAGTGTCGAACCAGACAGTTCCTTATGCAGATGCGGGTCATCATGGTATTGAAATCAACTCATTATCGACACTTCATCTTGATGCCAAGCACTTATCAGCAGATGGAACGACTGCATTAAGCCTCAATGGGGGTGTCATTGGTATTAAATCAGCCGGTGATATTGGTATTGCCAGTACTGGTGGCGGCACAGTTGGTATAGATGACTTCGTTAAAATGGCAAATGGTGATGGAACAAGCACTGCAAATAGCACATTGAGTACTACAGATGGTGCTAGAAGTACACAAAAACCAAACAAGAGTTCGTATGTAAGTGAGACAGAAGTGGTAAGTGTTGTCTCACCAGGCGTATTGCCGGCAAGTAAAGCAAAGGTTTCACCAGTGATTAAACGACTCAAAGCATTTATTACAGGCATTATGCCAACTGGAGAAGAGTAATGAGCCAGATATGTGACAACACAACACCACTAGGAAGCAAGGGTGCAAGTGAAATATTGACTGAAACGGCAGCCGCTTTACAAGAAGCTATCATTTCATTAGACACTTTAGCCAATCAAAGTAACCTTGATGTGCTTGATCGTAACACTGTAGTGGTGTCTACTAATGCTCTAAACAACATATTATCTAACATGGATTTAAGTGAACTTGACTCACTACAAGCAAAATTTGATAGTGACGATGGTATTACATACACCGATTTAGCTGAATTTGCTGTTGCTAATGGTGTAAATATGACTGAACTCAAGGATGAACTAGTCAAATTTAACGCTAATTTACCTAATGGAGAATCAACAAATGCTGATCTAGGCGATATATCTGACACTACTGGACAGCCAGCCAATGGTAATACTGGAGTAGTTGCATCGACATTTGACACTGGTTCTGGAGCAAGTACGCCTGTTGGTGGTAGTAGAATTAGTACAAAACCACCCACTGATTTGCTTGCTGAGATACAAAGAGCGTCTAATATAACGGGTTTACTCTCAGGAAGAATACCATTTAAACTTGCAATACTGCCTGATCTAATCGCTAAGTTATTGAAAAATCTAGACTTTCACTTCGCAAATAACATTGGATCAAAGCTAACAGATGCCTTATGCTCTGCGTTTAACGATGTCAGTAGTAAGATAAGCAAGGCATTTGCTATCATTGATAATACTAAAGTACTCGTTCAAGACATAACCAATATACTAGAGAAAGACCCTAAGAAGCTATTAGAGCAAATGAAGCAACGTGCTACACTTGAAACACTTGTTGGTGTACTAGAGAATGTAGTAAAGAAAGCACTTGAAGCCGCTAAGAACATTGCTTTAGCCGCTGTTGGGGGTACATTACTTGCACTCAAAGGACTTGGTAGTGCCGCTTCTTCTATTATAACAAAGTTATTTAAGGAAGTCAACAACCTAAATGACTATATGAGTGACGCAAGTGTAGGTAAGATTATATCAGATATTGAAGCAGTTGTAGCAAAACTAGCAAGTTCATTTGAAAGACTTACACCAGAAGCAGTCTCTAATCTCATGTATAAGATGTGTCAAATGGCACAAGACCTTCAGAGTTCATTAATGAAGCCTGCTCAGAAGCTAAATCGTATGGCGAATAATGTTGCGTCTGAAGTCACAGTACTTAAATCGCAAGATGCCCAGACTACACAGAAAGCAGTTAAGGCAGGTGCTATACGAGTAAGTGAAAAGACAAAAATAGAGAAGACGGAAAAGACTCTAAAGAAGTATGAGGAAGTTAAGCCTGATGAGCCAGAAGCAGATTATGTAGCGCCTAGTGATGCTACAGATGAAGAACTGAGTATTATTAGCACACTAGATGATTCGGGATTTACTGGCATTACATTTCATCCTAGTATTATAGCAGGAACTGATTCTCGAACAGGATTTGGTGCATCATGGAAAGATGTTAAGCCTATAGTCTGGGCTAGACTTATGCGTCTACAAAAACAAACAGGTGAAGATTATGTGGTCACAAGAGCATATGTAGATCGTGAGCCAGGAATATTTGATAAAACAGGACACGCCGCATTGGTATATCATAACTCTGGATATTGTATTACTATATTATGTACGAGAGCCAATCTAGAAAAGAGTGTGATAGCCGCTAGTAGAGCAGGCTTTACTGGTATTGCTATTCTAAGAAGACAATATGAGATACAACTTCACTTAGGGCCTAGAAGAGGACTTGTTATGGTCCCATCTCCATTTAGTAGTGAAGAAGAAAGAGTTCCATTTGAGGCCCTTATGGAAAAGCATGAGATAGATGGCTTTAGAAAGAAACGCTCGTAGTAACGCATAAATATATAATACCACATAGTAGGAAGACGACATGGCATTAACACCAAGAACACGAAATATTGAATTCTTTTCAGACTTTGAATCGAATCTGGAGCGTATTCCTGGGCGTGAAGATATTGCTCGAAGAACAAATGAGCAAGCAGTACGAGATAGTATACGCAATCTAGTATTAACTGATCGTGGAGAAAGACTCTTTCAGCCAGACATTGGATGTGATATAAGAGGTAGTCTCTTCGAGAATATAGATCAGAATACTATTCTTATATTAAAAGAAAATATTAAATCTACAATAAGACAATATGAGCCTCGATGTATTATAAAGGACATTATAGTAAACGCTAATATAGATCGACATGAAGTGTTTGTAAAGATCATATTCAGTGTAATAAATAGTAACAGAAACCTATCGCTCACAATCGATCTTAGCAGGGTAAGATAAATGACAGATATATCACCAGTAACAACGCCTGATTTCTTTGCCACCAAAGAAGAACTCAAGACGTTTCTAAAGAATCAAGACAGATTCAAAGACTTCGACTACGAAGGCTCTAACATGAATGTGCTACTTGATGTACTATCATATAATACATTCTATAACACATATTACTATAATATGGCGGTTAGCGAGATGTTCCTAGATAGTGCTACACAACGTAATAGTGTTATCTCTCATGCTAAAGAATTAAACTATCTACCTACAAGTAAACGTAGTTCAGCCGCAAAGGTTAATCTTAGTATAACATATCCTAATAATCCAAGCAACTATTTCTCTATTCCAGAAGGCACAGCACTTATTGGTCGATGTGGTAATAAGACATATAACTTCCTAACAGATAAAGCATATAGTGCTATACGATCACTTACGAATACTTCTATCTTTACTGTTAATGATGTAGACATATATGAAGGGCGTATTATTAGTGAGAACCTTTCTATTACTGATACAGTATTGTCTAATTCAGGTATCGATACACGAAGCCTACGAGTGAATGTTAATAATACAGAACACACATATAGAAGCGATATCTATGGTGCTGATGAGACAGATAAAGTATTCTATCTACAGCCCGAGAATGATAGCAAGTACTCTATACAGTTTGGCGAGAATCGTTTTGGCGCACAACCAACAGTTACAGATTCCATTGTAGCAACATATAGAGTCGCCGCTGGCGCTTCCGCTAATGGTGTGACTTCTTTGACTTTGGGCGCTTTTGGCGGCGCAAGTTCAATTAGCGTAACACTTACTGCACAGTCTTCGGGCGGAAGAGAAGCGGAAGACATTGAATCAATTCGGACTTTTGCGCCGAAGGCTTCACAGATACAAGAGAGAGCAATTACAAGAAAAGACTACGAGACTATACTGCGT